GTGTTCGTGGTCGGAACGTTGGGTCGCTTCGCCAAGCGAGGCGACGCCATCACCGCCGAAGACTTCAAGGTGCTGGCCGAAGTGGCTGAGAAGGCAGAGCTTGACGCCGAACTGGTGTTCGCTGTCACTGACCTGTCCGTCGCAGGCAAGCCCGGCAAGGTAACCGTGAAGCTGATCCGCGCCGAGCGTGACCGCATGGTGCAGGAGATCAACGACCACGAGCCGGAACTGATCATGGCGTTCGGCCCTGTTGCAGCGAAGGCGCTGTTCAACAAAGGGAACCTGGTGCTCAAGGAGCACGTGCGAGAAGGGTATGAGATCGATGACCTCACGGCCACCGTGTTCTGTACTCACTCGCTGGACCAGGTGCATGCCAAGAATGGCATGAAGAAGTGGCTGATCCTCGACACTGTCGCAGCCACCAACGGCTTTACCAAAACCGAATGGGGCAACTATGTTGTCTTGGATCCCAGTGATCCTAGCTGGAGTGTTTGTCCTCCTGCTTTTCTACCACATCGGATCGGGCCTATGGTTGGCTTTGACCTGGAAACGTACCCAGGACTCGATGCGTGGCACCCGGACGCACGCATCCGCATGGCGATCGTCTCGAACGCGGCGCATGAGTCGCACGTAGTTCAGCTAGGTCCAGACTCACAGATGCCGGACTGGCTCAATCAGATCGTCGAAGACCCGGCGATAATCAAGGCCGGATCCAACATCAAGTTCGACTACAAGTGGCTGCGCAGGTTTGGTACACGCATGGTCAACATGCACGACACCAGCACAGCCGAGCACCTGATCGACGAGACGAATCCGATGAAGGATCTCAAGTCTCTCACGTTCCTGTACGCCCCGTGGCTGGGCGACTACTCGAAGGAGCACAGGCAACTGGTCGCCAAGCGTGGTGGCTGGGAGCACGTGGCTGACGACGAGCAGTACACGTACGCAGGTGGGGATGGCGAATCATCCTACTGCACAGCGCAGGGCCAGCGTGACAAGCATGGTTCCAGATCCTTGAGCCGACCGTTCAAGCTGTCGATGGACCTGTACGCTACGCTCTGCGAGGTCGAGCACAATGGATGCTGCATCGACCTGGCGAAGAACGCTGAGCTAGACGCCAAGTTCCTAGACGAAATGGCTAGGCTGCGAGGGCAGATCACTGACGTGCTAGGCCCAATCAACCCCGGCTCACCGAAGGTACTGGCCGGTGCCCTGCTGTCTGTGATCCCTACCCTGGACCTGACCAAGTTCGACTTGGCCAAGGTCTTCGACAAGCGTTGGGACAACAGCGACGACGAGGAGATCTCAACCAACCGAGCAACTCTCGAGCGCGAGGCGAGCAAGCACCCGATCATTGAGACAGTGCTGGTCTGGCGTCGGCTCTCGAAACTGTATGGCACGTACGTGAAGAACGTACGAGAGAAGTACAAGGCCGAGCGTGCTGGCATGCCGTGCCTGTTCACATCGTTCCGCACCGACATCACCGAGACGTACCGGCTGTCAAGCCAGGGTCCAAACCTGCAGAACATACCGCGCAAGCCGAGCGAGGGCGACGACCACGCCATCCCGGTCGATCTGAATGTGAAGACTCAGTACGTGAGTCGGTTCGAGGGTGGCAAGTTCTTGGAGGCTGACCTGTCCCAGGCTGAGCTGCGTGTCGCAGCGTGGCTGTCGCAGGACTCACTGATGATGGCGGCTGTATGCTCTGGTGAGGACATCCATACCACGATGGCAGCGATGCTGCTGGAGAAGGACAAGGATGACATCACCAAGGACGAGCGCCAGAACTGCAAGCACCTGACATTCCTGATCCTGTATGGTGGTGGCGCGAACACGCTGTCGAAGCAGTTGGGTGTGTCCAAGGCGCAGGCCAAGGAAATGATGCGGCAATACTTTGCCACGTTCCACGAACTGGACTTCTACATCAACCGCACCAAGATGAAGGTGCGACGTGAGCTGTCCGTCGAGGCACCGTTCGGATACCGTCGCCGGTTCAAGCGCCCGCCCAAGTGGGACTGCTGGGATGGGTGGCGCATCGAGCGTCAGGCCTGGAACTTCCTGGTGCAGAACACCGCAGCCTGCCTGGCGTTCATCGCCATGGTGGACCTGCAGGATGAGATCGAGAAGAGGCAGTTGAAGAGCCGGATCGCACTACAGGTGCATGATTCGATTGGCATTGACTGTCATCCCGATGAGGTAGAGCTGATGGCTACGCTAGCCAAGCAGTGCCTCGAACACCCGGACACCGAACGTTACGGTGTCGAGCTAGGTGTCCCCATGACCGCTGACATTGAGGTTGGCGACAGTTGGGGAGACAAAAAGCCTTTCGAATTTGCTGGAGGCAATTAAACATGGCTCTTTCACGACCGACTTTCAAGGTGAACATCGCGGCCAACAAGAAGTCCTGCGAAAAGCAGTCGATCTTCTACGACCTCAAGCCCGATACCACCACGCTGTGCCGCATCCTCCCTCCGACCAACGAGGACGGGCTGCTGTTCACACTGGTGGCGAATCACTTCAAGCTGACCGCGCCCGAGGGCAACGGTATGGCGCTGTCCTGCCTGGAGCAGCACGGCAACCCTGACATCGGCGAGAGTTGCTACCTGTGCAACCTGGTCGAGATCCTCAAGCGCGGCGACAAAGAGGAGCAGGCCATCGCGGATGCTATCTACGTGGCCAAGCGTTGGTACATCCAGGCGCTCGTCTTTGACAAGGCCAACAACGAGTACATCGGCCCGAAGCTGATCGGCCTCAGCCGCACCACTGCGGACGCTGTTCAGAACATCCTCGTGACCCAGGACGACCTGGACCAGGACTACTTCTGCGACCCCGACAAGGGGCAGTCGCTCAGCATCCGCCGCAACGGTTCGGGTATCAAGACCCGGTACGTGGTGAGTGTCACAGGCAAGCAGGAGTCACTGGATGATATCTTCCCTGGCTGGGAAGGTAAGATCCTCGAAGATCCTGAGTCCAAGATGGATCTGAAAGTGTACGATGTGAATGAGCAGAAGAAGGTTCTGCTTCGTACCTTCGGCGACAAGCTGGATTGGGATTCGATCCAGGCGAAGATTGGCTAGCACCCTGCAACTAGGAGCAGGTGGGGTGAGGGCGGACGACGGTCCGCATGTGTGAGGTAGGCTAGTCCACCGGCGTTGCCAACGGACGAACAGCCCCAGCTAGCCGATAACCCGATCGGGACAAAAGGTGACCACTTGTGCATATGTGGCTGCACTTTGCCCCGATCGGGAACAACGAAAGGAACGCGAACATGGCTGAGTATCCGGATGGGTGCCCACCAAAGTACCACGGTGTGATAGACAAGGCACGCGCAGGCAAACGAGCCGCCTGTATTCGCGCAAAATGCTTAGAATGCTGCTGCTGGCAGGCCAAAGAGGTACGCCAGTGCCATTTAACTGAGTGTTTTCTGTACGCGCATCGGATGATGTATGGAAAGGCTACTTAATGGACCCGATAGCGAAGATGTACCTGGCACGTGATGAAGACGCACGCGAAGAGGTACGCAACTACCGCAAGCCGAGCATTCGGTTCCGGGCCTCAGAGCTGGCAGACTGCAAGCGCAAGATCTGGTACCGGCTGAGTGGATACATTCCCACGCCTCGATCGGGCTTCAAGAATGACTGGTCGATCGACGGCGACATTCACCATGACATGGTGCGCCAGACCATGCTCCATTGGGGCATCACACTAGGCGGCATCACCCAAGACGAAGAGACTGGCGAGACGCACGAGAACAAGTATATCGTCACCGAGTTCGAGTACGATGATGTCAAGTTCAACGTCGCCTCCCGGCAGGACGGCTGGATCGAGCACGAAGACTACGATGGTCTGATCATGATGGAGATCAAGTCGGTCGGACACTGGCCTCACAACTACATGGTCAAGGCGTACGAGGAGGGCGGGGCTGCTGGCTTCGTCGAGTACATCAAAGAGAAGAAGCCCGAGTACGTCTACCAGATGAACGCGGGCATGGCCATGAACAAGGACGACCACTGCTACCTGGTGCTCAAGGACAGGTCGAACAGCCACATCGGTATCCATCTGAATGATGGCACTGTGGTTGGCGGCGTCGTCTTTGATTACGACCCGGTGCTGATGGAGAAGATCAAGCGTCGCTGCGTCGCCGTGAAGCGGGCAGTGATCGCAGGCAAGCCGCCGATACCGGAGTTCACTGCCGGGTCGAAACAGTGCGGCTACTGCCCGTACTACTACGCATGCCACGCCTCGTTCAAGCGGAAGAAGGCTGGGCTGACACCGACGATGGTGTACCCGGATCCGACGATTGACGTGGGCTTACTGGAGGATGATGATGGAAACGAGTAAGGACAAGATGGACCACTACAGGGAGCGTGGCCGGGAAGTGCTAGTTGACTTCGACGGCACCCTCTGTGAGTTCAACTACCCGAAGCTTGGCCCGCCCCGCGATGGCGCGCTCAAGTTCATCCTCTGGCTGATCAGCAAGGACTTGCGCCCGGTCGTGTGGTCGTCGCGCATGTCGCTGGACAATGGCAACCTGGATGAAATGACC